ACACCGTTGATTGGAGAGCCTGCGCCCTTGTCACCGTTGTCGCCTGAGCCTTTCTTTTCAGCACCGTGGCCAGGTTCTTTCTTCTTGAACGCTGTCTTACCAGCATTTCCGCCTGGTACATTAATGTTGCCAAAATTTTCTTCTTTAGTGTTTGGCTTTAGTAAACCGCTTTGTACGCCTTTACCACCAGCTTCTCCACCCTTAGCAATATTTGCGGTTGTGCCGCCCATATCATTCTTACCAGCTATTGGACTACGGACGTTGTCGCCGTTATCTCCGCTGCTTTTCTTTTCTGCGCCGTGGCCGCCAGTTACTTTTTCAATATACTCGCGCATGAAGTTATCGCTGATGTTAAAACTATCTTTTAACTCATCTTCTTCATCATCAGCAGGTTCTTCGTCGCCCATGTCATCACCGCCCATGTCGTCGCTTGCATCATCACCGCCTTCGTCGCCCATCATTTTTTCAAATTCAGCTTTAAGGTCGTCAAGTGCGTCTTCTAGGTCAACTACACGATCTTCAATATCGCCGTCGCCGCCCATGTCGTCGCCTTCTTCATCACCAGCTTCGATGTCACCCATGAAGTCATCAGTAGCATCGCCACCAATTTCGTCACCGCTCATTGCGTCCATGTCGTCCATGCCTTCCATGCCGCCCATGTCTTCTTCGTCGTCGGTTTCGCTGAAGGTAACTTCCATTCCTTCATCTACTTCTTCGTCGTCTTCATCTTTGTCGTCTTCATCTTTTGCTTCATTGAAGTCTTCACTAAGAATTTCTTCGTAGATTTCGCGAGATTTCTCAACTACTAGTTGATGGAATAATTCTTTTGCTTTATCTTGTTCTTCAGAAATTAGATACTCGAGCATCTGCTCGAACTTTGATCGATCAGTCATTGTTGTCTCCTTAAATTATATGCAAGGCTGTCAAGTATATTTACATCAAACTGTAAAATATATGCTTAAATGGTGTGTTTTTTAGGAATTTTGCCTTAGACGGCAGGTGCTTCAGGTGCTTTATACATTTGTTCCACGAATTCAAGTTCTTTTTCTTGTTCAAGGATGTGTTGTTCACTGGCTTTTCTCAACTCGTTAATTTGTTTTAACGTAAGTCTAGTCTTGCGAGTATCACCTTTGGCCATAGAGGTGCTGTCACGATCGCCGTCATAACGTAGATCGTTTGACACGGATTTGATATCATTATCAATATAAAATAATTCTCTAAGTATCATGATTATATTTATGCAGGAGGAGCAGATGCGGCTGGTGGTGCAGCCGCGCCCGGAGTTGCAGATGCGGCTGCTTCGCCTGGTACTCCTGCTGCCATACCGTCAGGTGCTTCAGTGTCAGTCATTGCTGCTGTATCAGATTCAATACCAGCTTGACTTACCCCAACTCCGCGAAGCTCTCCAGAGCTATCTGTAGACACAGCTGAACCTTTGCCGTTTTCTTCTGCCCATAGACGTTCGTTTTCTGCCATTTCTTCTTCGCTTAATCCTAAGAATCGTTTCATAGCAAATCGTTTTGACATATAGGGTTGTTGACTAATGGTGCCAAATGTGTTGATTCGTTGATTATCTAATTCTGCTTGTCTATATGTTGCAAAGTTTTGCGGAGGTTGAAATTGAACTTCAAATAGCGACGAGTCAATATTAATGCCTCGGTCATACAAATACATTTTAAATTCTGTATCAAACTCATCCTGCATTAAACTTTGTAAGCGCATACAGTAGTTGTTAAACCGTAGTTCTTGAATATATGCTGTGCCAACGCGACCGTCATTATATGATGCTTGACTGTCATCTGCGCCCGTTGGCAGATAGCTTGATGGGATTCGCAAACCACGGAATAACTTGTTAGTAAAGTACTTTAAGTCGTCAATCTCACCTAGGTTAGTTCCGCCTGGTAGTGTTTCAACTTTACTTCCACGACCTTCTGCGGTAGTTGGAAAGAAGTAATCTTCGTTAATACTCAACGGATTGTATGCTGAGTCTACAACATTTTGTCCACCGCCTGTGGCACTAGGAATTCGTCTTTGATGGATTTCATTTTTAACACGTTCAACAAAGCCCATGGCCAAGTGACTTGGCATGTTACCTACGTCAATATAGAAAATTCTACGTTCAGGAGCACGTTGAATACGGTATATTAGGATAGCATCTTCCAACAATTCTTTCTGTTTAAACACCTTAAAAACGTTTTCTAATAGACTATTTCCAAAAGGAAAGTTGTTGTCTAGGCCTTCACTTAGACTTAGATGAATAACATGTTTAGCATCAATTGCCAACTCATTTTGCTGAATATCAAACCTATTAGACGAAGTTCCGCCTTGTGGATATGACCCAGTCATACCTCTTGCGGCTGCTCCTTGTGGTCCGGCAAAGTTAGTTCCTCGACCGTTAGTATTAGCGTTACTAGGATTAATAGCTGTAACAGCTAGTTCAACAAAATTAGGATTTAAGTCACGGATAACATACTGTTCTGGTTCTTTACCTTCTGATTCGTTGACAATGATCTTAACAATCTTAGCAGGATCTACGTAAAAGAATTTTTTAGTTTCAGGATCGCGAACAAAGAATGCATCGCCGTATTTGAATACGTTGCGTACAATTCTAAAAATTCTAGTTTCAAATTTTTGTAGTTTGCACCATTGTTGTAGGTACTCTCGAAGGATAGAAATTTCGCTGTTAGTGGCCTTGCTCTTGAAAAATAAATGGAATGGTGTTTGATTTTCTCTATTCTTTTGGCTACAGAATTCAGCAATAATGTCTAAGGCAGCATTAACTTCTGAATCCATATCCATGGTATCGTATTGAAGATAACGTTCGATTCTGTTTGGCGCTCCTGTATATACGTCAGGAAGAAAACTAGAATAGTTCTTTCTAGCTGGGCCCATGCTGCTACCAGTATTGCTCATAGGACTAACGGTGCCGCTAGAATTATTAACATTAACTGGGGTGAAGTACTTTTTCCAACTCATTATTATGCCTTATATAAATTGCCAGATCCAGCGTTCTTAGTTGCTCTAACCTGTTTATTACTCAAATCTTCTTGTTGAGCTATTAGCCGACCCATCTGCATATTTAACGAATCTAAACTTTTTACTACATCGTTTAGAGTAGACTCTTTGCCAGATGCACTGCCTGGTGGTTTAGCTGCGGCTGTCGGTGTTGGTGGATTTTTACTATCAGCTGCAGGTTGACTTTCTGGTTTAGGTACTGCTACATTAGCTGCTTTGGCTTTAATACCAGGACCAAATCCCGGTAAATTAATTGCATTAAGATCCATAGCAGGTAATCTAGGAGTTGCTGTTGCAGCTCCAGCTGGTGACTTTATACCTAATGCTTTATCAAAATCAGCATTTAATTTGTCGAGATTTCTTTTATTTCCTTCAGCAGCAAATTTTTCTGCAAACTCGCGTTCGCCTACTCGATGCGCTTTACCGCCGTCGTTAATATTTGGATCAAACTTACCAGCAGATGCTTTTTTAGCAGCAAGTTCTTCAGTTGACAATTTTTTAGTAACTGCTAATTGTTCTTCTTTCTTAGTTGTTTCGTATGTAATACCTGCATCAATCTTCTTTTGTATTTCAGTTTGTTTAGCTTGATATTCTTCTTTAAGTTTTACTGCAACTTCGTCAGCCTTCATAGCTTTCTGCACATTAGAATATTTTCTATCTTCTACTGCCATGCCGTCAACTAATACTTTTTTACGTGCTTCAAAGTCTTCGCGGAATTTTTTAGTCAATGCTGACATTTCTTGTTCAGCTGAACTAGATTCGGCACTTTGATTACGCTGTGTTGTAGTACTGCCGCCGCCACTAACTGAACTAAATGACGTAGCAATATCTTTAGAAATAGTGCTTAGATCAAATCCATCCATCCCGCCTGTAGGATTGCCGCGCATGTTAGGATTAACTCCCACAGTCTGCATACCTTTTCTAATCGATTCTGCCATGTTTTCTGCAAATGATTTGTCTTCAGTACCAGGTTTAGGCAAGGAATTTTTAAGTGTGCCTATTACCGCACTTGCACTTTGTCCTTGGATTCCTTTAGCAAGATTCCCTAACTGATCTTCTGTGATAACACCTTCTTTGCCGTGCAGCACAGCAAGTGTTCCTGCACCAAAGTCTTCCATAATCTTACCAACAGTACCTAGAGAACCAGTTGACTTTCCTGGAACAGCTTTACCATCTAGGAAAAAATTAGCTGTACCGGTAACAGCACTAACTGTTAAATCAGTTAATTTTGATAATGTCTCTGTCATTGCACCAACAACCCCGCCTTGCTCTCGACGTACTTGCGCTGCACTAACTGGATCTCGAGGTTGTCCGTCTGGACCTACTGTAGTTGTAACATCTTTATTTTTTACT